GCATCTTTGAGAGAAGGATTTCTCTTCCTTCTTTGGGTCCAATCTTAACTTATGGGGTTACCCCCACGAGTTAAAATACACAGCAGTTCCCCACTGTGTGAAACTAAACCGCCTGTTAGAGCGGGCAAACGGGAAATAGTCCCAATTAGGACTAATACCCGGCTTCATCACATAGCGAGTCGCTCTTTGCCTAAGAGTGATCGCCTGTGAGCGTACGTGGCCAGAGACAAACGAAATAATCAACCCGTAAGGATTGACTATCAAGTGAGACCTCTGCTTAATAGACCCATCCTCAGCGATCCGATGAACCCTAGGAATTGGTTTGAAAGACCTGTATTTCACAGATCGATTCTTACCATACCGGGGCTTATCAATCATTGAGAAGGGAACATGTATACCTGCATCGTAACCTTCGGTCGGTGGTACAAATACCTTCCGAACGCTCCTCAGCAGGTACCTAACTGTTCTAGGCAGAGAAATACCACTCTCTGCTGACCAGTTATTAAGCATGTTAATGGCAACGTACCTGTCCTGTGGCGTACGTAGTGTCTTTATGTACACACTACGCACGAAATGACCACAAAAGTAGTCATGCCCACAGGATTCGCGAAACGGACCTTCAACAAAGGTCTTGCTATCGTTAACCTTGAAGCCAAGGCAGGTAAGGAGACGTTTTACTTTGGAGAAGATTCTACTCTCCACAATAATGTCGTCACCAAACACACCGAAGTTTCCAGGTACCCATCTGTCGCCAACTCTCTGATTTCTCAGAAGCTGAACGCCAGACAGACGATAGCATACACTGACGATTGCTGCGAAGACAAGGGTTTCGAGTGGGAAGGTAAAACCATTTCCCATGGTTGAGATCATCTTCAAGGCAATCACACGGCCGTCCGGTAGCTTCACTGATGGAGTCCTCAGTGACATCAGCCACGAAAAGAAACCTCGTGGTAAAATGTCCCTAAGAACACCTATCGAAAAGCTATCGGAAGCAGAGGAAAGATCGATAGTAGCATAGCTGCCATCAACACTTCCAAGCCGTGTCAGCTCCCTATTGAGGTCAGGCTGCTTAGTCAGGTCAATGGAATAGACCTGACGCAGTCTTTCCTCAAGAACCTGTGCCAAACCGAGTTGATAGAACATATTCAAGCTCGGTTCTACACAGATGGTACGGGAGATGTCAGTACGTTTCGGCACGAAGAGAAGTTTGCTATGTCTCACAACGTCGAACTCTCCAACTTCTTCGGCTCTGAGTTTCTCAGAAGCGTCGGTAAGTGGGAAGGTTGAGACGGAGGCTCTATAAGATTTATAGAGTTCAGGAGAGGTAGTCGATAGCTTGCTTTGATGAAGCTTACAATAAGCATCATTAAACTCGCTACCGATACTCTTCCCGGGACCAGTCTTACCCAACAGGAAAAGTTGGTGGAGACTGCCAACCAGTGGTTGATCCCCCGATGAATACCAAAACCTGTCAAGCTCCTTACGGAGTTCGCCAAGTAAGTAGTCATCGTAAAGATCACTCACCAGGGGTAGGTTTGGTAAGTTCTCGTTAACGCTGAGAAACTTATCAAGGGCGCGAGAATCTGCATCAGGCTGAACATGCTCGGTCATCTTAGATAAGATACCGTTCTGTAAAGCCCTAGCGGAAAACTCGAACCACCTAGCCTCGGGCCGATTAGACGTATTCACGTCCGAAAGGTCCTGATAGACATATTGGAGTAAAAGCTCAGAAGAAACCTTCATGGGTTAGTCTCCAAGTGACACAACACTCCAAGTAAAGGAACGAGAATTCCCTTAGCTCATCAAGTTGATGAGTTTATCGAGATATTTCTCAATTGCCTTTACTAGCATAAGGATGAAGACCTCGAAGGCGGACATCTAGAAGATGCCCGTAACCGAGGTATCACCGATCCCAGCAGACTGCTGGGAAAGGGCACCGATATGCAGAGAGAGTGCAGCGCGTACATTCGAAGCGTCAGCAGTGTCGGACCCGGCCACCACCTCAATAACCGTGGTGATGATCATGGTCTGACTCGGCTGACCCGCGAGCGGCAAAACACCCTTACGGGTGATGAGCTTGTACGTGTTTCGTGGCACGTTGGAGATCACCCCAGTGACTGGATTCGGATTTCCAAGCTGACGTAGCTGCTTGGGCCGAATGAAAGTCAGGGAGAAGGGTCGCGACACGGTACTAGCGTCAACACCAGACTGCGTACCGCCAACGGCGGTAACCGCATGCTGTTTGCCGTTAATATCGGGAGCGACGTCACTGGTAAGCGTGTAAGTCGGCGAGGTAAAGCCGGTTTGCGCAGCGCCAGTGACAGGGCTTGTGACTCCGTACGTCATGAAAAGTACCTCCAGGTTGGAGAGCTACTGCGTGCGAAGGAGTTGCTTAAGGGCCTCAATACCTTCAGTTAGAACCGCGTTGTCCAACTCCTTGACGACATCGCGAACCGGATATTTAGAAACATATCCA